CTGCAACTTTTTTAATAAAATCTTGAGCTGTTTCAGGTAAACGCCCTACTAGATTAGAGTTTATTGAGCCATCAGCAAGCGCTTTAAAAAATGTAGATGATTGTTCTGCTTGAACGACTTGTGATGAGCCATTAGCATACGTAACGGCTGTTCCTGGTAACGCTAATAACGCCATACCTTGAGCGGTTGTTTCAAATATTTCTGTTAACCTTGCCCAAATTTCTTCCTGGCCTTCAGGAGTAGCTAATAAAGATTCAACATCAATACCCTCATCTTGCATTTTGGCAAACTCTTCACCAAATATATTAACAACTTCTTGTATTACTTCTGTTCCTGTTTCTACGCCAATATTAAGAAAATAAGCTGCCAATACATCTTTATAAAGACCGCCTCTTGTCATTTGATTGGTTACTTTATTACCAATAAACTTTGTCCAGGCTTTACGAAAAGGCTTACTAACTACACTAACACTAACCATTTCAAGCGCAGCATTTACAGAACCCACTACCACACTAATGTTATTAGCATTTTCATGGGTAGCGCCCATCTCTATTAAATCTAAATAAGAAATACCGCCTTCAATATCAAAAGCGTTTTTAGCCATTCCTGTCCACATTGTTGGCCCAAATACAGCCATTCCTGTAGCAGCAGCTCCAGCAGCAATTATTGGGTCACTTGGGTCAGGAATAAACATTGCTGGGCCTGTTATTGCTTGACCAGTTAAGAAGGTTGTACCCGCAACAGCAAGAGCAGTACCACTAGCATCAATAGCAGCATCTCTTGTACCTGGATACATTGTTGCTAGAATTTGAGCTGCGGAGTTAATAAAGCCATCACCCTCACTCGATTTTAAAATTTCATGAAGGCTATCTATTTGCGCTTGTAAGTCAGGCGTTATCTCACCACCACTATTTCTAATTTGTGTGCCTAATTTACCAAGGTCATAAATAGCGCTTCCACTATCCCAACCACTCGAAGCATTGTCAGGAGCTTCTAAAACTCCTTCTTTAAACCACTTAAAAGCAGTTTCTATACTGCCTAATGCTTCTAAATCATCATGCGATACGTTAGCAAAAGAGATGTTTTTAAGTTGGTCTGAGAGTATTGGGTTAGTGGCTTGAAGGGTCTCAAAATCAATTTTCATTAATGTAGATTTTCTTTGCAGTTCTTCAAGATTAGTTCTTACAATACTTGGCGCTATGTTAAATTCTTTTGATACTCTTAGTATTTCTGCCTCTCTATCAGGCTTATTCATTGAGGCAATATTAATTGTCTGCTGAAGCAACTTTGTTTGTTTAGCTGTTCGAGCCTCCATAAAATTTGCTACGCCACTATTGCTTTGTGCCGTTGTAGTTTTTTGCTCAGGTTGCTGCCTGTTCATAAAGCTGTTTAAATCATTTGCAACAAAAGGAGTAAAGTCAGCAGGAGGTATCTCTGACATAACGCCGCTCGCATCTATTCTTCCAACTTTAATATTCTGAGAACCTACTGCCTTTTGTGCATCCTCAATATTAATTTTAGGCTCGAAAGTGTCCCCTGGATTATAAGTACCAGTAATAGTTACGCCTGAAGCAGCTTGCTTTTTCTTTCTAAGCTCTTCCATTTCGGCTGCTGTCATGAAGCCTGTTTTTATTTCAAGACTCATAAGTCAAGCTCTATAGTTAAATTAAAATCACCAGCCTTCCATTCGGTATAAAGCTCCATAATTTTTTGTTCTGTTATTGCTATTCCTCGGCTTTGCATTTCAACAATAAGTTCGTCACGAATAGTATTCTCACTTAAAGAAATTCTTTCCCCGCCAATATTGACATAAGCCTTATCTCTTTCATCAGCACTAATAAACGAAGCTGGTAATTGACTGTTAGCTCCAGGGTCATCATAAAAAACTTTATCGGAAGCAACGTCTGAAAGAATAATTTTAAATTGGTTATCACTAACAGGCTTGCCAGCGTTTTCATCTGACCAGGCTTGTACTCGCCTATCTATTTCATCTACAAAGCCTCTGACATTGTCACCTTGCTCACCATCTGTTGTAAGTAGTTTTTTAGCATCACTACTTATTCCATCTTGTTCACCCCAAAATAAAAATGATGATAGACCTGTAGTTAAACCATCTAGTGTATTAAAGACCATTTCTCTTCGAGTAAATATAGATTTAGCTGTTGTTGGATTTCTACTCATCTCGTCTAACTGTTTCCAATTTGTTTCAGATATTGCTAAAGCATAATCTTCTTTATTTGCTTCCCAGTTTTCAGCAAACCCTGAGTAATCTGATTGCGCTAGGTCAATCAACTTGACATAGTTTTTCATCTCTGAAATTGTTTTGTCAATTTTTGCTTGAGCTGATTTTGTTGTATTCTCAGCATTTGTAATATTGGTTAGATGTAGATTACTAACGCCTTTAGTTAATCCCGCTTCCGCAGCACTCTCTAAATTATTACCTGGTATTAATAAATGACCTAGTAACTTATCGTAAGCAGCAGCTTCTGCGGTGCTTTCAAAAGTTTCACCTTCTTTTTTAATAGCCAGTCTTTGAATGCCATCCATCTTAAACAACAACTCATCAGGGACTTCTTTACCTTGTTCGATTAATGAAATGCCCTCGTTGTAAGCGGTAGTTTCAAGGCGTTCAATATTTACTTTCTGTCGGTCTTGAAGGAGCTGTATTGCGTCACCTGTTAATAAGTCGGTAATCTCTTTTGGCATATCTTTGTAGAGCGTTCCAGTTACTTGCAGTTTTTTAGCAGCTTTGTAAGCATCAACTTCTATTTCGGTGTCTTCTCTTGCAGCATCGTTTTCACGCTTATCAAAGAAAGCTAACTGCTCAGGGCCACTCATTTTTAAAATGTCAGCTACTGTTGGCCCAGGACTACTTCTATCAAATCGATTGGACGTGTACAAAGAATAAACATTGTCTTTAGCAACTCTATGGGCTTCGGTTCGTACTCGATTGGCTTCTACTTTCATATTACTAGTCATATTTGCTTGACCCGTTGCTGACATTGCATTCCATATTTCTCTAGGAATTTGATCAGTTTCTATATACCCTTGACTCGTTACCAATCTTTGAGCTTCGTCATCTGCTACAGTTTCTGCCTGGTTTTCTTCCTGGTCTCGATAACCCTGAGCATGTTCTAATTTAGCACGCACGCTTGCAGCAAGGTCAGCATCGCCAATCTTGAGCGCCATATCAATCATTTCAGTATCGGATATGTTAGGTGTGTTCCATATGCGGGACACTTCATCGGCAATTTTGCCGTCTCTTGTATTAGATTCAATAGCTTTTTGTAAGGCAAGCTGGGCAGCAGGCTTTATTTCACTTTTATGAATTGTGTAATATGTGTTTGCGCCATCATAATCATCGGCTGCTAAATATTTTTCAACAATACCAGTATGCGTTGGCGAAGTAAATTCCATACGCGCTGAATCAAGAATGTCTTTACTGGCTTCATCTGTTGTGTTCGGCGTAATACCAAATAATCTTTCTACTTTTTGGTTAACTTCATTAAGCCCAAAGTTGATGTATTTTTCTCTTTCAGCTTCGCTTGACCAGTTTGAAATTGAATCATTTAGAGCGCCAGCAATTCTTGAGTCTGATACTTGGTTATAGTAATTAGTTGTTTGTGTTGCTGAGTGTTTACTAATTCGGCCCATTGCTGTTTGAATTCTTTGGTTAGCAACTGTCTTCCATTGATCTAATATTCTTTGGTCTATATCTTTACCTAAAAACTTCATTCTCTCTTGTAGCATTTTTTCTACAATTGCTTTTTGGTCTAACGCAGCTCTACCATTTAAAGTTAAATAACCACCTGGGTCATCCATCTGCTCTCTAATATAGGTTTGCAGTTGATTGTCCTGGTCTTTAAGTACAGCCTGGTCAAACTTATCTCTTTGTTTAAATGCTTGCTGCCAGGCTTCTTCGCCTATTTTATTTAATGCTTGACCTCTTTGAATATTAGCCTGGGCTATACCCGCGCCAAAAGCGTCTGAGTTAGTTTGTATTTGTTGAAAGCCTCCGCTTACTGCGCTGTCTTTAACTTGACCTTGTTGATATTGAGGGACTGTTGCCATTGTTATTCCTTATCCGTATTCGTATGATTGCCATTTACTAGCAATCGAACTAGCGCCTGATAAAAGAGATGTCATTGAGCCAATCTTTCCTGCAATGATTGCGTTGTTAGCTCCCATTCGTTTCATTGAAGCATTTGCTGCTAAGTTACTAGCGTTTACTTTTTGCTCGTAGGCTTCGCGTTCTGCATTTGATCTAATTGTTAATGCATCTAACTCACCTAATGCTGCTGTATCGCCTAATATGTCCAGGGCTGAACCATCACCAATTTCAACGCCGCTTGCTGCAAGAGCGCTTTTCTGTCTGCCTTTAAGTTGTGCTACTTTTGTTCTAAAAGCAGCCTCTTCTTTAGCGCCTCTATCTTGAGCATCTTGAGCTTTCCATAGAGCAACTTTGCGGTTGTTCTCATCTACTTGTGCCTGGTATCTATATTCATCAGCTTTAGCCTGGGCTGCGTGTCTTTGTCCCTGAGCCTGGGCCATTGCTCCTATCCCTTGAAAAAGCATTCCTAACATCGGGGTACACATACTACGTCTCCATTGTAAATTTGTGAAAAAGCTCGCCATTAACGCCGTATGGTTCTGCTTTGTTCATTTCAAAACCTAGCCACTTGAGCCATCTAACTGATAAGGTATTCCTCTCATCAACGTGGTTTTCTAAAGTCTTATAACCTTTCTTAATATCTTCTAGCCAAGGCTTAGACCTTCTAAGAAATATGCGTTGTTTCTTTTCTATTAAATCGGTTCCTAACATCCAGGGCGAACCTGAGCTGCTAATAAGCGATATAGGACATACTCCCCACATACATACAAGCTCATCATTAACAAGGCCTGTCTTGGCATAGGTTGAGAGGTTTACGGAGGTCTCTACCGCATTCCTAACGCCCATACGAGTGGCTGCATTAACCTCTTGAACATCATGCTTACGCATATTACGAACCAGGACTGCAATATCGCCGTCCTCTATTTCTCTAATTTCAATCTTATCCGCCAATACTGACCTCAGGAATAACAGCTAATAGCGTCATAGGTAGCGGGTCTTGTTGTCTATAAAAAATTGATCCATCTGTTTTCCAGGTTGCTGGCAAGGTAACCTTAATATCACCTGTCTTTAATGACGTTGCTGTGCCGTATGGCTCGTAAGCCCTTTGTTTAAATTCTGTTAAGTGGTCTTTGTCATAACCAATCTTGCCGCCTCTTGACTCTTCAACGCGTAAGGTAACTGAAGCAATACTCTTCTTCTTACCCTGCTGCGTTGGCAGCCCAAGCTCCAGGTTAAGCGTTTGTATATCGGACTGAATTGGCAGGCCCAGGTGTATTTTGCTGGCTGGATGTGAAATGGTTATGGCGCCTGATGCAACTACTTTCTGAGCTTCTACGTTGCCGTCAGCTAAGATGGATATAGTCTTACCTTCAAGATGTCCCATTCCTGAAATACCATCAACACCTTTTGACCATATCGCAGTTGCTGCTGCTCTAAATGCTGCGGGAACATCACGTCCTGCTTTTACAGTTACAACTGTTGCACTTGTGTACGCCTGGACAGTACACACTAATGTATCTGTGCCTATGGTCAACGTAAAGGTATTGCCTGGGTCACCTGAAACAAAAGTAGACGCGTTAGCTGTTAGCGTAAAAGTTTCTGAGTGCTTCCAGGTAGAACCAGTTGACGAAAGCGTTAGCGTTGTTGCAGAAGTATTAGTGCCGTCATAAGACAAACCACTATCAACAAAGAAAGCGTCTGCTACTGTGGCAAATACTCTTGTATTAAGGCGTTCTATGTATCTCTTAGTAGCGCCTCCAATTGTGCGGTTAACAACAAAATAGGTAGCGTCTTCGTCACCTTCAGCAATTGTGCAAACAGACTCAAAAGTGCCGTCAGTATCGTGCCTTGACCAACCCCATACTTCATGTTCTCTCATGTAGGTTAGGGCCGCCAAGGTTCCATCACTTAATACTGCCCAAACAATAGAGTGAGGCGCCTGAGCGTAGGCCCATTCTTTTACTGTTTTGCCTGCGAACAAATGATTTGCTAGGACAGTTAAGTCGTTACCAGTATAAGAATCGGACTCAAGTGCAAACGCCAGGTCACGAATGATTCCGCCTTTTGACTGCAAATGAATAATAGTGTTACCAATAACAATTGGCGGGGCTATTGCGGAGCCACGATAACCTTGTGGCTTTACCTGAACGGATGATGGTGAAACCACGCCGTCTTGCGAAGTCATTAACCACTCACCACCTGAAGTAAGAATAATTAAATCACTTAAAGGTACTAAATGTCGTATCTCATTAACCTGGGACGCTGCAATAGTAAAGGTTACCGCGTCACTATCTCGTAAAGGCTCTGAGATATTAAAGTTATGATAGTTACCAGTCTGCGACATATAAATCTTTTGTGGGTCATTGTTGGTTTGACCAAAGACTAAGCGCTGCTGGTAGTAGTTTACTGTTGCTGGGTACTCGTTTGTTGTATTAAATAAAGTTCGTGCTATTGCGGGTGAGTCGTTAGAGTCAGACTCAATGTTGTCATCTTTAAAGGTGGCTGCGGTTGCCCTTCCAACAAAGCCGTAGATACCACCGCGTGATTTATAGACGTTATAACTATCGGCACCTGTTACTGCGTTCCAAGTAATTGTATTGGTTACTGTATTACTGAGATTGTTATTAGCAACGGAGGCTGCGCTTGAAGCAACGGACTCATCACCTGTCTCTGTTTTAACCGAGGTTACAACATACGAATACGTGGTCTCTGTTTTGTCAGAGTCATACTCCTGCCTAGTTACCGCTACGTTAGCTGGAGCAGTCATTGCTGTGCCAAATGAAATAGCGTTTAAAAACCAATTGTTATGCGAATAGCGTTTAAGCTCTTGAACTGGGTGTGATGGATGAACAATCGTCATAACATCAGCAGACTGAGTAAAGTTTATATCTTTAAGCTGTGCTTCAGTATACGGCGTAACAATTTCTATAAGAAGATTGGAATTTCCTGTACTGTAATGCTTCAAAGGATGCCAATTTGGAGCGCCATTGTTTTGATCAACTTGAGGGTTAGCTTGGCCTGATGCCAGCGATACTTTCTTTAAAACATAGTTTGCGCCAGCGTGTCTAACCCAAGGATATGTTCCATTTGAAGGATCGGTTTGCGTAATGTCGTAAGCCTGTCCTCCTTGCCACGCGTGAGGGTTTGCTGGTAAAGCGACTTGACCGCCATCTTTAAACACTCTCATAACAAGATGATTAAATTCTAGTACATAGGTTTGAGTGGTATTAAATTCAAATGGAATAAGCCTTGATGCTTTACCCATATTTGCTGACTCAGCAACAAACTTAGTGCCTGCTCTATTGGCAACACCGCCATGCGCCTGGACTAAGAAGTTTCGACACGTCTTTAAACCTGTTGCGTATTTAGCCAGGTCAACACGAGCGTGGAGTGATGGCGCTAACTCACCACCTGAGAATGAAGGCTGCATCGTAGATACAGGCATTAACTACGTCCTGTTATCCAACTTGCCTCAGCATTTCTTTTATCAAGATGAGACTCGTTAGCGTTATATGTCTTGGCCTCACTTAGCGTAGATAGATACATCTGATACGCATTGTTCATGCTCTTTTCGTCTCTTGTAATTGGGATAGCAATTTCACTTGCCATCTTCCAAGCTAGAGCAATAATAAACATAGGCTCAAACACAAGAGTGTTCGTTACCTGTGCGGTATAAATTAGGGTTGCTTTTTCCTGGTTGGTTAATATGACCTTAGAGTCTAGAGTATCGCTTAGTGCAATCTCGTACTCAATAGGGTTGTTACTACCAGCAACTTCATTTGTTTGAAGTATTTCCCTTGCAAACAAACAGTCGTTTGGATAACTGTAGCGATAAGCCCAGTTACCTGGTGGCGTTCCAACATCAGAAAGTGCTAGGTGACGTGTTGCAAATCCCCAAGGGAATGAGCGTAATATGCCGTCACGAGCATCAGCATAAAGTAAGTTACAATGAAAGGCTTCTTCTGAGGCCTCTGTTAAACTTGAAATGGTAGCGCTTGCTCCAATATGAGAGAGTGCTAAATTACATATATCGACTTCACTTGCCATTGAGATTCCTTAGTTCATAATTAAAACTAAGGAGCAGTAGGTTGAAAAGTTTAAAAGACCTACCGCCCTTAGAGTTCCTACCTAAATATTACGCATTCGCAGCATTAGGATAAGACTGGTACTGCTGTGCGTCCTTAACAATTGCTGCGCTAACAGTCATTGTTGGGCTAGACCCACCAACATCGTAATTAAGACGTAAGTAACGCTCATTAGTATCAGGCATGCCCATTACTAATGTGTGTCCAATTGCTGCTGCTGCAATAGTACGAGAAGTCGCTATTGTGCTTGCAGAACTGAACCCTGCGTTATCATCTGTCTGAACTTGTACTGCTAGAGTAGGACTAGACCCACCCATAGCAACGTCAAAAGAAACAACGATTTTCATGTCTTCACCTGGGCCAATGTCTCGGTCAGAACCAAGGTCGATAATATTAGTCGAGGCAGCATCAGCCGTTACAGACTGAGCATTAGACATTTGTAGGTTGTAATCAATAAGCATAAATCCTCCTTAAGAAACTAGTGCTTCAGTTTTTAATAGAGCGTCATTACGTCTAAACGGAATACCGTCAAAACTCATTACACGCTTGCCTGCTACTTCGTCCATAGATAGACGGACATTACTAGTGTTAGTAATTTGACGTCTAAGGATAGATGAGATAGTGCGGTTTCCGTAGAATACGCATCGTCCTAGGTTTGTATTAGGAAGTAACTCGATTGCTTGAACCATTAGATCAACTAAGTTAGCTGAAGCTCCTGAAGCATCTTTAGTTAGTGCAGAGATGTCGATGTTCGGGATACGAACAGCATAACGCCAATCTCTAACTGTCATTCCTACGTCCCACTTGTAGTGAGTTCTGTAACCCTGGTATTTGCCGTTTGCAGCATCTTCCAAAGTAACTTCGCCTAGGTCGTGATGGTTAAGTCCAGCTTGTGAACCTTTAGGATAGATACCATGAAGCGAATTAGGCCCCCAGCATACTAACCATACTGATGTGTTATCAGAACCTGAACCGCCACCAAGTAAAATGTTATCACCTGATTCAGCACTTGTTGAGTTGTAACGAGCCGATAAGCCCATAAACTTCTCAGGGTCAGTACCAGTATCACCATAGAACAATGTGTTTGCCATTGTTTGGTTCATTGACTCTAAAAATGCTCTGTCTTCTGA